ATGAAGCAGGTTCACTTGGGTTCACGCCTCCCCGATAATCTTCAACTTTCAAACAAGACCTATGAACTCGATACGCAGACCACCGTATCTGCCGTCAGAGACCTGACAAAGGGGCTGTTCAGCCGCGAGACACTTGAACGTAAGGCGTATGAAATTCAGGGCGCATCTGAAATTGAGGTTGACCCCGAAAAGGAAATTCAGAAGCTCACGAAGAACGGTCAGCTCCTGAAACAGGAGGGCAAGGAGGTTGAAAAAATCCTCATGAAGAATGACCCCGAGGACGGCGTTGAGGGCGCAGCAACTTTATGGAAGCTGACACAGGCTATTACGGCTCACGCACGTGAGTTGACACCTGAACGCAGCCGCGAGCTTCACGAGATTTCAGGCAACCTTTTGAACCGCGTTAAACTGAACGCATAACTTTTTGTTCAACCCGCCCGACATAGAGCCACAAAAGCCCCGTGTCGGGCTTAAAACTTCCAAATGATGAATTACACCAAATTGGAACAAACAGCCGCAGAAACAAAGCAAAAACACCCTGATGCGGTTATTCTATTTAGGACAGGAGATTATTATACGGTTGTTAAAGAAGACGCTGCATCCGTTTCAGAGATTTCAGATTTGCCCCTGTACACGGAAGACGGCGGCGGTTTCTTCTGTATGTTCCTCCACGCTAACCTTGACGCTGTTCTGCCTAAAATCATAAGAGCGGGGCGCAGGGTAGCAATTATAGACGGCTTTTAGAAAATAACACGGTTTTTTTCGCAAGAAACTCATTTATCAGATAGTTTTCTCGGAGAAAACCCTTATTTAAAGACATTTTCAGCGATAGAACGCTCTACACGCGTGCGCGAAAGGAAAGAAAAGGAGAGTAGAGTAAAGAAAAGAATATAACTAACGTTATTGTAATTTCGCCTGAGGTTTCAGGCGGCAAAACTTCAAAATCATGGAAAAGAAGAATTTTAAAATCAGAGTTAAGCTCGTTTTCTCGGGATTTGTCACAGTCAAGGCGAGAGACAGAAAAGAGGCAGAGCAAATTGCGTGTTCAGGTTTAGCCGCTCAGCTCGGCAAGGTTGAAAGCCTGTCAGAGCGTGTGGAGGATTGGAACATACAGACAAAGGGCGCGGCGTTCATCAACAGAAAGGACAGCGGCTCGGAGAAAGGAGGTCAGGAATGAGAGACGGAACGCCATTCTATCAGGTAAAGTTCTTTCAGCCGCCTTTACAGGGCGATGAACAGACAGAGTTCTTTTTCAGTTCCCTTGCTGCGATATATGACCATTTCACGCCTGAACAGGTAGGTTGCTGCTGTCAACACCTGTACAACCTAAAAGTTTCAGACGGAAACACGTATTCAGGGGCTTTGTGTGAGATAAAGAAGCAGGAGATTCGCGCCAAAGCGCAGAAACGCCCCTGTAAAGGCGAAACGAGAAAGTAATGAAGACTTACACCAAGAAGAAAAGTAAAGCGTTTCTGCTTAAAATTCCGAAGAAATAACTAATTTCGAAACGTTATGAAGATACCGAAAATCATTAAAGACAAAGCCGAAGAACAGGGTTTCAATGCTATTGAGTTCATCGGCGTGAAAAACGGCTTTCAGGTTTTTTCTGTTGGCTGTGTTGATGAAGAGGAAAATCCCCTCCCGACAGGACTGCCAACCGTGTTCCTGTTGAAAGGGGATGAAATCTCAGTTGTGAGCGGTCTTGAAGCACTTGACTTACTCTGATGCTCTTTTGATGCGTTCTGCGAACTTGACGTTGATAATTTTGTCGTCAATTCGCAGAACGCTTATTTTGTAGCTCTGCATACGTTTCAGATAGTTTCTGAATGTCGGGTGGTTCGCGTTTCCGCAGATCCCCGAC